TGACAATGTTTATGATGACAATGCCGGCTGGTTTCAGATAGGAGCAACTGACCATGAGGTCGACCATGCAAGTGCTGAATTTGCATCTACTGTTGATGAGACCATTACGCTTTTTGATAATATGTTGGATGCACTTCCCAAGAAATATCTTGATAGTGCTAACCTAAAAGCGTGGAGATTTTATGTTCATGTAGATATAGAATGGTTGTATAGAAGATGGCTGACTGCTATTGGGTCGTCTAATTCTGGAGCTATGAATTATCTAATTGATAATCCTCCAATTTTCTATCAGGGAATACCTGTTATTGGAGTGCCTAGACTAGCTCGAACTACTGCTGGAACACCTAGCCATTACTTATCAAAGGCAATGCTTTGCAATCCAAAGAATCTGATTGAGTATATTCAGACTGATATGCAGTTTGTTTCTGAAAATAAGCCGAGGAAACGCCAGGTAGAAATAACTGGTACAATTAATATTGATTGGCAGATTGAAGAGACAGATGCTGTGGTAGTAGCTAAAGACATACAGCATTCACTTGGTACAACTTAATATTAATTTAATTAAAGGAGATTGAGATGGAAAATAAGACAGCGATAAAACAAGTGTTGGCTATTTTGATGAGAAAGAAAACATATACTTTAGCAGGAGTAATGTATATGAAGAATATTCCCATGCCTGTTGATATAAAGACTGCAAAATACCTTAGGAATACTGGCATTTTTTCTTTTAAAAAATTAGAAGCAAAGGATGAATAATGCCAAGTGGAGTTTATATAAGGAGTAAAGAGACCAAAAAGAAGATATGTAAAAATCTTACTGGAATGAAAGGTCGTAAACATTCAGAAGAATCCAAGAAGATAATATCTGAGTCTCTAAAAGGAACAAAATATGCAGAAGGACGTAAGACTAATAGTGAGGCCATGAATGGGCATCTTGTTTCTGAAGAAACTAGAAAGAAATTAAGTAAAGCAAATAAGGGTAACATAAAATTAGTAGAAGCTTCTAAAGGTAATCAATATGCTTCAGGATATAAACATACCGAAGAAGCAAAAAGAAAAATTAGCGAAACGCATAAGGGGAGAAAACTTTCAGTTGAACATAGAAGAAAAATTGGTGAGGCTAAAAAGGGTAATCAATATAATTTAGGACATAAATTCTCCGATGAACATAATAAAAGATTATCAAAATCAATAAAAGCTTACTATAGCAAACTTTCAGAAGAAGATAAAAAAATAAGAGTAGAGCAACGATGGGCAAATTTTACTAAAGAAGAAAAAAGAGAATCATTAAAAATCGCTCAAATGGCCGGAGCAATAGCATCTCAAAAAGCAAACCCGTCCTCAATAGAAAAAATGATTTGTGAAGTTTTAGATGAATTAGAAATTAGCTATAAAACCCAAATTCCTTTTTGTCATGGAAGATTTGTAGTAGATATCTACATACCAGATAAAAAATTGATAATAGAATGTAATGGCGATTATTGGCATGATTATAAAATATTTCCTAAGCAAAAAATAAGGGACGATAGACTTCAGAAATATTGCGATAAGTGGGGAGTCAAATTGATTTGGTTGTGGGAAAGTGAAATACGAAAAAATCCTAAATTGACATTAATAAATAGTTTAGGAGCATAAAAATGTTAAAAGCTACTTTAATAAAGGGTAAAACTTTTAGTTGTGGTAAATATAGATTTGATTCTAGAGATTTAAAGTCTCAAATAATAGAAGAGAACTTTGTAGGTTTACTAGAAAAAAGTAATAGATTTAAAATAGTAGAAATAGGAAATATAGATATAATTAAACCTAAAATAACAGAATCAGGAATTCTTAAGTCTGAGGTAGTTAGTCCAAATAGAACAGGAGAACCAAAGATTTTTATCTTGATTGATTGGATAGAAGAAGCTACTGGTTACGGTAATATAGCTAAAAAACTACTAAAAAAATATTCAGGAACTATAAAATATGTCCAGAAAGGGCCAGAATTTAAAGATAATTTAGATTTAAAAGATGTTCCCTTAGAAAGTTATGTAATTCAACTGACTACTCCAAATTGTTTTAGAGATTTAAGCAATGTTAAAAAGCGTATTGGCTTTACCATGTTTGAAACTACAAAAATTCCTAAAGACTGGCCAAAAATATGTAATAAACTTTGTGATATATTAATAGTACCCTCAAAAGAGAATAAAAAGATATTTAAAAACTGCGGAGTAAATGTTCCCATTAAGGTCATTCCTTTATGGGCAGATAATTGCTATAAATATTACAAGAGGCCTGTAAGAAAGATATTTAATTTTTTATTTGCAGGTTCAGTTGATACTTTTAACCGCAAAGGTTGGTATGAACTGGTAAAGGCTTTTAAACAAGAATTTAAAGAAGATAAGGATGTAAGACTTACAATTAAATGTCAACATCCACAAATAAATAATGTTATGTATGAGCAGATAATAAGTGATAACAGGATAAAATTTATTAAGGGAACTCTTAGCAATAAGGAATTAAATGAATTATACGGAAATGCTGACTGCTTTGTATTCCCAACTAAAGGAGAAGGATTCGGGCTGAATCCATTAGAAGCAATGGCTACAGGTTTACCCGTAATTGTTACTAATTGGATGGGGTGTAAGGAGTTTGTTGACAATAAAATCTGTTATCCGCTTAAGGTAGATAAATTAGAAGAAGCTCTGTACCCCGATACTTATGGAGATGTAGGGGATTGGGCTTATATAAGCACCAAAGAGCTTAGAAAACAAATGAGATACGTTTACGAGCATCAAAAAGAAGCTAAACAAAAAGGAAAGTTAGCAGCCAAAGTTGTTGATGAGAAATTCAGATTTAAAAATTTTACAGAAAGTTTAGAAAAAATTATTGGGAAAGATAGACTCATTAATAAGGATATTTTTAAAATCAGAAATCCTAAAAATAAAAGTTTGGGAGAAATAGGAGTTTATATAAGAATGACAGATTATTATGCAGGGGGTAGGATTTACTTTAGGGATTTAATCAGGGCATTAAATGAATTAGGTGAAGACATAATAGTATATACAGATACTGCCCATGACTCAAAAACTTTTAATTATAATGATATCGGATATGTTGTTTCTCAAGATATACCAGATGTAGACCGTTATTTAATTATTATTGGTGAAACTAATAAAAGTATCCCGGCTGCTTTACGATACAAGAAGCCTTATACTTTTGTAATCTTTGACGCTCTACCTAATTTATTAAAAATGGGAGTAGATGAATATAACTATAAAGAAGAGCAAGAAAAATATTATAATAACCACGAAGTATTTCTTACGGATGATAGAGCAAACATTGTAACTATTTCAGAGTTTGCCCAGTCTGGAATAAAAAAATGGGTAAATAAAGATAGTAAAGTAATATATCCTTGCATCCATTCTAATATAATCCAGAAAGCAAAACAGAAAAAAGTCGAAAATTGGATAACGATAGTGTCAAGAATTGATAAGATCAAACAACCTATGAAGTTTTTGGATATTTATGAGTATTTCAAATATGACTATGAGCTGCATGTAGTAACTAGTTTTATCAATGGTATCTTTGAAAGACAATTTAGAAAAAGAGCAAATGAATTAAATGTAAAAATTCATTTTCAAGCTTCAGAAATTGAGAAATATGAAATAATAAAACAGAGTAAAATTACTATTAACACAGCAGCAGAAGAAGGGTTCGGAATGTATATAGCAGAGTCACAAGCATGTGGAGTACCATTTGTAGGGTATGATCTACCTACAAGCCTAGAGATACAAAAGATACAGCCACAAGGATTATATTTAGCCAAAAATGATGAAGATTTTATTTCTAAAATGAAAATAGCATTAGAAGCTGATAGATTTAAGCCTATCTGTAATTTTACTTTTGAAGATTTTAAGGAACAAGTGAAGCAGGTGATGTTATGAAAATAGCTTGGATAGCAGATTTTACAGTAGAAAGTTATAAATCTGGTGGAGCACAATATACTAATAAAATGTATATTGAAGAAGGAAAAGCAAGAGGGCATAAGATCGATATTTTTACTGAAGAGTTTGATTTGGTGAATAATTATGATTTTTATATCTTAAACAATATTACTCATTTTTCTAGTGGATTTTTAGATAAAATAATAAATGGTAAAAGAAATTATATGAGAATAGAACATGACTATTATACTTTAAATAATATAAATAGTTCCCAGAATCTTTTTAAAAATAGTTTCTTGAACATCTTTATGTCGAAAGTCCATATGATGGAATATCTAAAAAAAATAGGAGTTCCCAATGCTGATTATGTAACTAGCCCGGTAGATACTAAAAATTTTATACCTGATGGAAAAAAAGACAATAGAATGGTGATATGGGTTGGAAATTTTTCCCCTCATAAAGGAGTACAGAATATTTTAGATTATGCAAAATTAAAACCAAAATGGACATTTTATTTATTTGGAAAAAACTTAGATCCAATTAATCTTAACAGAAATAGAATACATGAAAATTGTAAGATAATTGGAGAAGTTGGCCAGGTAGAATTGATTAAATATTATCAGAAAGCAAGGTATGTAATTCATTTACCTAATTGGATAGAGCCTACAGGGAGAAGTGTTATGGAGGGTTATTTATGCGGTTGTGATTTGATCGTAAATGGTAGAGTTGGATTTATGCACGAAGATTGGGATTGGAACGATTATGAAGAAATCAAAAGTCATTGTAAAACTGAAAAGGAACTTTGGGTTAAGATAGAAGACAAGTTAGGAAGGTTGTAAATGCCAGAATTAAAAAAAGAAATAACTAGTGAAGACATTCTAAAAGAATTAGATAGAATAAAAAAAGAGCTGCCAAATTTCAAAGATCCCTGGCAATATTGGGTACAAGGTATGAAATTTGGTGAATATGAATCTACACAAATAGGACCAAGTCAGGATTGGCGAATTTCTTTATTGCCTAAGGATTATACCGGGAAGGCTGTATTAGACATAGGAGGCGCAGATGGATTTTACTCATTTAATGCAGAAGATAAGGGATCAAGTAGAGTCTTAATAACTGATTTGAGAAGAAATATAAAAAGAGAAATGGCTTTTAGATTATATGATACAAAAGTTGAAGAAAAAATAATTGATATTTACGATATGGATGAAATAAACGAGCAATTTGATATTATAATTTTTATGGGTGTTCTCTATCACCTCAAACATCCTATTTTGGGATTAGAAAAAGTCTATAATAAACTAAAAGAAGGTGGGGAGCTTTATTTGGAAACTTTAATATATGTTTGTGATGGACTGGATCAAAAGCTACCAATAGCAGAATATATTGAAGATGATAGGTACAACAATGATATAACTAATTGGTGGGCGCCTACAATAGAAACTGGATTAGCAATGATGAGAACTGTTGGATTTAAAGAACCTAAATTTTTGTCAAAACATAACAATAGAGGATTTTTTTATGCTAAGAGATAAGATTTTAGAACAATTAGATAGAAAATTATTTATACATAGTTGTATTTTTGTAGATAACACTTTAGATGATATGTTAAGATCATTAAAATTTGATTATGCTATAGAGTTGGGAACTTTGCGAGGGTTGTCTACAATTATTTTATCTGAATATGTAAAAGGAAAAGTTTATACTTTTGACATAGAAGAACATATAGAGAAATATGAAATTTGGAAAAAGTTTAAAGTTGAAGATAAAATTTATAGTTATGTAGTAAAAAACAGAAAAGAGATAAAAAGGATTTTGAAAGATGCAAGCTATCAGCTTAATTTTAAATTTGATCTAGCCTTTATAGATACTGTCCATAATTATAATAATGCTAAAGCAGATTTTGAATTAGTTAAAAATTGTAAATATGTAATATTTCATGATGCAGATTTAAATGGGGTAGATGAATTTGTTAACGAGATAAATGCAACAATTATCAATAAAACTTTTGCGATATGGAGGAATAAAAATGAGAGTACATATAGTTAATATTCCGGAAGATTGGATATTAGATAAAATTGCAGACAAGATGACTAGAATATTTAATCCTAATTACGAAATTACAAAATCTAATTTGCCAGACTATGATGCCGATATAAATTATTATGTAAATTGGAAAGTTTTTTCTCCTAACCAGGAAAAAAGTAAATGTGATGGATGCTGGTTTACTCATTTTGAAGAATCTGATTTTCCAAAAGAATTAGATAAAAAAATCTTAGGGCAAATGGACTTTATTACAGCAAAATCAACTCACGGCAAATTAGAGTTAATGAAAAGGAATATCCTTGAAGATAGAATACATATTTTATGGGGGATAGGAGTTAGTCAACATTTATTTTATAAACAAAAAGTTGTTCTAGGGGTTGCTGGAAGACCGTATCCAGAAACAGGAAGAAAGGGAGAAGATCTGTTAATTCAGTTAAGTAAGGACTTGAATCCACAAATTTGGAAGTTTACATTTAAAGGGGATTACTGGAATGATATAGCTAATAGAATAAAAGATAATGGCATGGAAATAGATATATCAAATAGTGATAATTTCTTTTATGAAATAGATTATTATTTACAAACCTCAAGGGCAGAGGGTGGCTCTATGGATATATTAAATGCAATTTATGTAGGTAAGCCAATAATTTCTAAAGATATAGGTTTTATTTATGATTTAAAAACAAATGAAGATATTATTTTTAAAGATTATGTTGATTTGTTATCTCAAATAAAAGTTATTGAAGAAAGCAAAGAGAAAAAAATAGAAGAAATAAAAAAATATACTTGGGATAATTTTGAACTTTACCATGATTATTTATTTAGTAAATTTTTAGATATACACAAGGAGGAAAAATGAGTTGGCCAACAATAGCAGAATGTAAAGCGTATAGTGCAGATATACCTGAAGTAGTGACTTCTTCTGATAGTGTAATTACCGGCAAGATAGAGGATGCAAAGATATTTATTAAAAACCATTGTAAGCAGGAGTTTGATGACCCTGAAGCCGCAGGTACTACTAAATATTTTAACGGCAATGATAGTGATGTATTAGATTTATTCCCGCGTTGTACAGCAGTTACGGCAGTTGTTGATAGCACCTATGATTTTACAGGCTTGGTAAATCTAAAATATAGCAATAATTTTTCATACTTAGAGGCAGATTATCCGGTTTATGGATATGGTCCCAGATACAGAGTAAGGGATAGATTAGACCCGGATAGAAAAATGTTTATGTTGGGTTCTAACAATATTCAAGTAACTGGCACATGGGGATGGGCTTCTATTCCAGAAGATATAATAAGCGCCTGTAAAGAGATTGTAGAGAGGCTGATAATGAAAAGATTAGATATTAGACAATGGATGACGCCCTTTAAAAGTGAAAGAACTGGGGATGGTTTTAGCTATAATAAAGCAGAGGCGGGCTCATCTATTTTAGATTATGAACTTGCGCAGAAATTAGACCCGTTTATATATGATTTAACAAACATAACTAAATTGTGAGGGATTATGCAAGCATTAATGAATTGTAGTATTACAATAGAAAGTAGGGCGACAATTGAGGATGACGCTGACGGTAATAAGCAGTATTCTTATGTTAACACGCTTGAAAGTGAGAGGGCAAGGTCATCTATTAAAGTCTTAAATAAACTGGCTGATGACAGGAATTGGATAACATATAAGGTTAGAAGATTTACAATTAGAGATGTTACTACTGATTTAACAGATGCAACTCATGTGCTTTATAACAGTAAATATTATAAAATTGAAAAGATTATAGAACCAGAAAGCTTTAGCAGAGTAAAACACAGAATTGTAGAAACAGAATACAAGGAAGGTAAAGGGTAATGGCTGGACAGGAAATGATAAAATTAAAATTGAGACCAGGAGACCAGGAAAAATTACAAAGAGCATTGGAGGCACAATTAGCCAAAGCTGATGCAAATACTCCTATAGTCTTAGCTCAAGCGGGGCATGAAGGAGCTTCTTATTGTAAAAAAAAATGCCCTGTAGATACTGGAAGGCTTAGAGGCACTATTGGAAACCCTGGATATATAAATCCAAAGCAAGGGAAAGGTGGAGGTATTTTTAGATTTGGGGAAAGTGGTAAATTAGGTTTAGGAGGGATTACTGGGATTATGTTTGGCACGGCTGTAGAATATGCTGTAAAAGTAGAAAATACTCATAAGACAAAGAGCCATTATATGCTAAGAGGAGTTACTGCGGCAATTCCTAAAATGGTAGATATATTATCAGGAGTAATAAGGGGTTAAAATGGCAGAAATTATTAATGACATAAGAAGTTGGCTTTTACTGGAAGAAATAATAACAGATATTGTAAGCACCAGGATATGGAAGTATGAATGCAGAATGGTGGATGATAAAGTATTTGGGGTTAGCGGACTTAAGGCTTTAGTACTGGATATACTGCCTGGAGTTCCTAATAATCCAATGAGCAGCCAGCAAAATGCTTTTGTAGAAGTTAAATATTATGCCTCAAATACCATAGTCGAGGGCAAGAAAACTAAAAATGATGGTAATGACAGGTGTTGGGATATGTATTATATAATAGACCCTGTACTTAATCGTATTAGTAGAAAAACAAAAACTTTAACTGATTTTTTACTGCTGGGAATTTTTAGAAATGGAGCGCCAAGTTTACTACTTGATGAGCAACAGGAGTGCCCTTATATTGTAGTGCTCTATGAATTTGAATATTTATTATCGTAAAGAAAGGATAGCCATGACTACAGAAAATAATATCAAGGAAAAAATTGAATATGAAAAGGGAAAGTGTACAAAGTTGGAAGAGAAAATTGCAAAGGTAGGTGGAAGATTTAGTGCTCCTTTAATTAATTTGGATTCGAATTTAAAAGTTATAAAAGATTTGCTTTTTAAAAACAATTTGATTACTAAGAATGAATTTGAATTGGAATTTTTTAAAAAAGAACAAATTCTTTTGGGAAACATTTTAGAAATGTTAAAGAAAATTAAAAAAGAATCTTCCAAAATAGTAGTTCCAAAACCAAACATTGATTTAAGTAAAATTAAAAGTGAGGTAAGAGCGTGAAAATATTTATACACTCAAATTTTGATACAATTACTGGATACGGTATTCAGAGTACCTATCTTGCCATAGAACTGCAGAAAAAGGATATTGATGTTTATCCTATTTGCAAGTCTATAGGGTTGGGTATGCCTGAAGAATTCTTAACTCTATTAATGAAGAAATATCCGATAGGGCAGTACATAGATTATTATATAAATATGGACACTCCTAACAGATTAGATATCCCTAAGAATTTAGAATTTATTGAGAAAAAAATTGCTTATACAATGTGGGAGCAAACAAGGCTGACAAAAGATTTTAAGAAAAAGCATTTTAAAAATTACAGTAATATTTTCGTGCCATGTGAAATGAATGTTAAACCATTTGGAAAACTTTTTGATGAAAGTAAAATAAAGATTGTGCCTTTAGGTATTGATGTTAGATTTTATGCTCCAAGTAAAAGAGATTTTTCTGCTGATAAATTAAAAGTTTGCATGAATGGAGCATTAACTTATAGAAAGGGAATTGATATTTTGGCTGATGTAATGTTAGATGAAAGAATAAAAAAAATGCCTATAGAGTTTCACCTGAAAAATAGCCAGAGAACTATACACCCAAAAATAGCAGATGTAAATCCTAATATCTTTGTCTATGAGGGGGTATGGGAAAAAGAGCAGGTTAAAAATCTGTATAATGATTGCCATGTCATGATATGTCCTAATAGAGGTGAAGGCTTTAATCAAACAGCAGTTGAATTTTTAGCAACCGGTGGAGTAGTGCTAACTCATAATTGGGGTGGGCATCGAACATGGGCAAATAGTGAATATTGCAAAATAATCCCGCATAAGCTAGTACAGGTCAGAAATTGGGATAATGTGCAAGAGGACAGCAGATGGGCAGAAGTATCTAAGGATAACATCATAGAGGCGCTACTGGACTTATACAATAATAGGTCAAAATTGGTTCAACTGAGCCAAAATGCAATAAAGATGGCTGGCTTTTTCAGTTTTGAGAAAATGGCAGAAAAGTGTATATTAGAATTGGAGGAATTGAAAGCATGAAAAAAATAGAGATTAGATGCCCGGAGCACAATTTTCGTTTATTTGCTAAAATTGTAAAAGTAGATAAGAAAACTAATTGTTTCGAGGTAAAATGTCGTGAGTGTTCAAAAGAATATACAAAAAAAATGGGATATAAAGTCGATGTATTTCACTATTTCAGCTTGGCTGGATTTGTGGAAACAAAGATAATACCAAAAGAAAAGGAGGTGGATAATAATGGCAACAAGAACAACTAACGTAGAAGGCTTTAGTATTTCTCATGCAGCAATATTGGATGCAGCTGGTGCTGAAGAAACTAATGGCGATATTTATGGTGTAAACTCTGGTAACCTAGATGTAAATTTGGGCTCTTACGAAAATACAGGTGATGATACCATAATGTCAATATGGGACTGGGTAAACTATGCAACCGTAAGTGTACAGGCTGGTTATGTGAGCTTTACTCTGATAGCACTTTTAACTGGAGTCAGCTTATCAAGTTCCGGTTCAGGTGATTCAATCCAGTACAATATTGAACTCTGGGAAGAATCAAGTTTCAATGTGGCAGAAAAATCTATGAGAATTAGAGTGCCTTCACGAGATAGTAATAGTAATACAATAAACTTAGATATTATTCTTTACAAAGTTAAATTTGCTCCGATGACTTTTGCTGGTCCCGCTTATAAAGATGGTCTAAAAATCAATTATAGCGGTAAAGCATTACTCTCCAGTACAGACCATACTGGTGCTACTTTGACCAATAAAGCTGTTGGAAGAATTTTATCAATAGCATCAAGCTAATATAAAGTAAATATAAGATTGCAAAAGACAACAAAGGAGAAAAGAAAATGAATGACGAAAAAGTAAATGACAAAAAGGTAGAAGAAGTATTGGGAGCTACAGGAATAAAACCTGGAGAGAAGGTGGATAATATAGCACAAGAAGTTCCAAAGACAGAAGAAGCAAAAAAGGTGATAAATGATGATTATCAGGTAATTCTTGATAATAGAGGGCTATATAAGATTGCCGATAAATGGTGGGTGAAAGTAAGAAGAATTAATGTCCAGGAAATGATAAAGGGATGGGGTATTATCCAACACACTTTTGGGAATGTTACTACTATGGGAGCAGATTTAAAGGATTATCGGACTTGGATAATAATGTTTGCATCTGCAACTACTGTAGTGCCAGGGAAGTTTTATATGTTTCTGGCTCAAATTATGGAGTTACAATATGATGAAGGTATGCCACAGAAAGAGTTAAGAAAACTAAGAGATGAGTACAATGGTTATTTGAGAAAAGATTTGAAGACTGAGGAACTATTAGATGTGCTGGGAGTTATCTATAAGCAAGAGGAAGATAGGATTGATGAATTGGTAAAAAAAGCACAAAGCCTGTTCGCTCCGCTGATGGAAATGATGAAGAAAAAGGCAGAAAAAGAGAAGATGGAAGCGGTAAAAAAAGCAACGGAGATATTGAAGAAATAGTATCAACCTATTGGCAGGATAGTTTTGATTTGATTTCTAAAGAGTACGGATGGGCAGACGGAGAAATTAAGATTTTACCATATTACAGGTTTTGCCAGATTATAGAAACTATTAACAGGAGATTGGTAGATGATTATAAAAGAGAATTAGAAGTAAAAGAGATAATTACAAGATTTGAGACTTCTATCTTTACAATAGGTTCTTATCTGACAAAAGAAGGAAAGAACGAGATATTGAGTAGAATTAATGACTTTTCTATATTAAGAAAGGACAAAGAAGAAGTGAAAAAAGAGGATAAGAAATTGCCGCCAATCGGTAGCTATGAAAAACTTATGGGATTGTTTGGAGGGAGAAAATGAGAACAACCATTGCTGAACTTGTAGCGGTTCTTGCTATGGACAGCACTAAATTTAAGCAGGGCATTAAGGGTGCAGAAACAAGTGCATCAAGAATGGCACAAAATCTTGGTGCTATAGGCAAGAGAATGACAATGATGGTAACTCTTCCTATTGTTGCCGCTGGTGTAGCTACTACTAAGATGGCTATGGACTTCGAGTCCCAGATGGCTAATATCTTTACACTGATGGACAAGGCTACTATTGCAAGTCGGGATTGGAAAAAAGAAGTTTTAGATTTAAGTAAAAAAGTTCCCCAGTCCACGGATGTTCTTTCGAAAGGATTATATGATATTGTTTCAGCCGGCATAGATGCTGGCAAGGCTATGGATGTATTAGAAGTTGCTTCAATAGCTGCAACTGCAGGACTTACAGATACGGCGGTTTCAGTTGATGCCATTACTTCTGTTTTAAATGCTTATGGACTAGAAGCTGAAGATGCTTCAGATGTTTCGGATGTTCTATTTACTACTATACGATATGGGAAAACAACTTTTGCAGAATTAGGACCAGCAATAGGTAGGGTTGCTGCCACTGCCTCGGCTGCAGGAGTATCATTTGACGAAGTTGGAGCGGCACTTGCCACAATGACGATATCTGGACTTAAAACCGATGAAGCAGTTGTATCACTAAATCAAACCATACTCTCATTCCTAAAACCTACTGACCAGGCCATAGAAGCAGCAGAAAGTATAGGTTTTGAACTGAGCGCAACCACTCTGGCTACCGAAGGGCTTGGCGGGGCAATGACAGAACTGTCAAAAAAGGTAGGCATTACTGTTGATGATATGGTTGAAATGGAGCAAGCTGGGCTGACAGATGCAGAAATGTATGATGAGTTAGCTAATAAAACTGGTAAATCTGCTGAAATGATGGTTGCATTATTCCCAAGTATAAGGTCATTAAAAGGTGCTTTAATTTTAGCAAAAGATGAGGGGGCTAAATTCAATGAAATGCTTGGAAAACAGGAAGAAAGATTGGGAGCTGCAGAAGCTGCCTTTGCTAAAATAGCAGAAACTACAAAATTTGAATTTGATTTAGCTCTAAGCTCACTTAAAGCAACGGCAATAGAAATTGGAACTAAACTACTTCCGCTTGCCACAAAATTATTCAAGTCAATAGGAAATTTAGCTAACAAATGGGGAGAATTATCTGATGCTTCACAAAATGCTGTATTGGTAATGGCTGGAATTACAGCAGCAATAGGGCCTTTGGTATGGGTAACTTCTAAAGTCTGGAAATTAGTATTAGCAGTTAAGGCTCTAAATGTTGCTGCAAAAGCTTGGGTAACTACTATGGGTTTATTTGCAGCAGTAGCTACCGCAGTGTTAGCAGTAGGACAAGCAGGTGATTGGGCAGCAAGTAAAATTGATAATTATTATTTAGCTTCATTAGCAAGAGCAACTTTGCCACATGCTACATTTATACGCCAAACCAAGTCAATGATAGAAGTTATTAGAGGGCTTCAAGATGGTACTCTAACTTGGAGCGAGTATATTAGAATGAATGGAAGAGAAATTGATGAATGGGCTAAAAAGCATAGAGAATCTATAGAAGATACAAATGCAGCAACGGCTTCAATTCGTCATTATGAACAAACATTAATAGATACAGGACATTCCCAAGAAGAAGTAACAGAATTAGTAAAGAAGTATGCAGAAGGGTTTGGATATGCAGTTAATGAGCAAGGCTATTTAGTAGAAGCTACCGGAGGGGTTATAGAAGCAACTGAAGAAGAAATCGATGTTTTAGAAGAAGCTCTGAAACTCTTGCAAGAATATAGTGATGAGCTCCCAAATGCTTCCAATAGGTTGTTGTTTTTAACTCAAATGCTCCAAGATGGTAAAATAGATATAGAAGTTTTTGCAATTGAAGTTGAAAAACTACGAGTAGCTACGCGGGGTGGCACAACTGATATTAAAGAAGCTGAAAAATATACAGGTCGATGGGCTCAAACTATAGAAGATGCCACACTAACAGAACTTGAAGCAACAGTTGCACATCAAGAGAATGAAACAGTACTTAAAAATCTAATGGAACAATATGATTGGACCAGAGGTGAGGCTGAAAAATATGCTGAAGCTGAAGGATTATTAGAGAGTCAAACTGAAGATGCCACAGTAGCTATAGATGACCAGACTGAATCAGTTGATAAACTACGGGGTGCTTTCAATGAATTAATTGATGTTTTATTTGATGAAATAGATGTAGATAATAGATTACAGGAAGCAAAATGGAAAGTTGCAGATATTCAAAAAGAACTTAATAAATTGGTTGATGAAGGCAAGGAAGGCACTAGGGAATATGAAGAAAAAATAAATGAATTAGATGGTGCTAACAAAGAACTTATTAATTCTCTTTATGGAGTTTATACAAATGTTGATAAGACAATAGAAGAACAGGAAATAGCAAGACAAGGAGCCTTAGAGTATGGAGCACAATTAGTCCAAACAGGCCAATGGGGGGTAGATGCTTTTGTAGAACTTGCACGGCAGTTTGATTTAAGCGGACAGGAAATAATTGATAAAGCTGACGAAATGGATGTAGATATAAAGAAATATTTCCAAGATGCTATCGATAGTGGAGCAGATAATTTTATTGCACTTGCTGCTCAATTCGGCATAAGTTCTGGTGAAATAATTGGTTTTGCCGACACTATGGAGCTTGAAATTAATGACGCTGTAAGAGAAAGATTTATAGAAATTGAAAAGGAAGAAGAAAGAAAAGAGATGGAAAAATTCTCTAATGATCTTAATCGTGATTTTGATTTTGCTACTAGAATGAGAACACTTACTATAGATAAAGCTCCTGCTGAAACTGCTATGTCAGAATTTCAGAAAATGGCCAATGCAGCCTTAGATGGTATTCAAGATGAAGATGTTACAGTAACTATTAATACGGTACGTAATGAAACTATAAGGCGTATTTATGATCCTTTTTCTGTTCCTGAAGATCAAGGCAGACATGGATTATTAGTAGAAGCTCAAGAAGGATTATTTGCAAGTGCTGGGAATGCAAGACCAGTTTTAATACATCCTCCTGAATTAATACTAAATAAAGAACAGGCATTAAACGTATTATGGAATATGGCCACTCAACCTAAAGCAGTATCTTCAGGAATGCAAGACACAAGTATCGTAAATAATTATAACATTACTACGCCAGAAGCATTAACTGAGTCAGAAATAAAACGTCAAATAGACTTAGTGTCCAGAGAATTTGGACACAGAATGGGGGTAGGGATATAATGCTTATAACTTTTGTAAATGCAAATGATGAATCATTCGCTATACAAGATAATTACATTTTATCTAAAAATTGGTCAGGGTTTAGCGAAATACCCATAGACCATCAAATGAGTAAAGCACCTTATCAGGATGGTGAAACTTACATTGATACATTATTTAGCTCAAGAATATTAACTATTGAATTTCTAATAAAAGGAAATGACAGGCAGGAAGTATTTGATAGACGGTTAACTGTAGCAAAGCAATTTAATCCAAAACTTGGAGTTGGGAAAATTATATGGCAGCAAGAAGATGGCACTGAATATTATATTGATTGCATTCCATATACTCCAATTTTCCCAGATGGGAAAGCACAAAATAAATGGTATCAAGCAGTGATACTTCAGTTTATTGCACCTAATCCATTCTGGTATGACCCAACACAACTTGAAAAAATTATGGTAGGATTTTCAGGCGGTTTTAGTTTCCCTTTTAGCTTTCCTGTTAGTTTTGGAACTGTTGGAACTCAAATAGAAGCAATCAATACGGGCAATGTTGATACTCCGATTATGATATATCTTTATGGCGAGGTAGTAGACCCAGTTATAACAAATACTACAACCGATGAAGCAATAACTATTGTCAAAACTGTAGATGATGGAGATATATTAATTATTAATACTGCCTTTGGTGAGAAAGGTGCATTAATACTTTCAGGAGGAGAATATAGCAATGCCTTTGAATATGTAGACCCTGATTCAGTATTCTGGAAACTTGCGCCTGGCTCTAATACATTAAGCTATTCTGTAACCAGTGAGGGAGAAAATGCACAGTGCAGGATATATTATTTTAACAGATTTAGTGGAGTATAAAATTGAAAGATATAATAGTTTTTTTAGTAATAATATTAGTAATTGGATTGTCTATAATCTTAGCTTATAAATTTTGGAGGTTTTAAATGTCGTCAGCAACTCTATCAGTTAAGGCTACGGGTAGCACTACACTTAAATGCACTTGGCGGTATTATGATATCCCTGCCGGACATCAATTTTGTCTGTACATGAAAAAAACTGGTTCTCCAAGTACTCCTCCTACTATATTTTATCCAGCAGGTACACGCTCTGGGAGCAATTCATTTGGTGGTTTAACTAAAGGAGCTAATTATACTTTCTACTGTTACGACTACATAAATTCCTCAAGATATACAGAATTATATAGAGTAAGCAAGACTATGACATATTCCTCACCTGCACCTCCTCCACCAGTAACGTCGGGAACTCTAAGTGCAGAAGTAGTAGACCCTACTACAGTTAAGCTAAACTATTCATATAAAAATGGTTCAAGTGTAACACTATTCAGGGATTCTGATTTAGTTTCAACATTTGGTTCGGGTACTGATTCGGGAATTTATACAGATGAAGGGCTGGCACCAGACACCGTATTTGTTTATACCCTTAGAAATGGTGCGACTATCGGTTCTACACTTCTTGCAACTGCAACTGTTGGGACTCCGCCACTTCCTGCAGAAGGAACTTTATCGGCTCAGGTTATAGACTCTGCTACAATAGACCTGACACATTCATTTGCTTACGGTACAGATGTTTCTCTATTTAGCAGTTCAAATAAGATTACAACTTTTGGCTCTGGCGCAGGTTCTGGAACTTACAGAGTTGGCGATTTAGATGCTGATACAAGTTATACTTTTTATTTAAGAGATGGTACAGCAGTTGAAGATACTTTACTGGCAACAGTTATTGCTAAGACTGCAAAAGAAGCCAGAAAAACTATTATAGAAAGAGGCAAAATCTTACCTCTAACAAGTTTAGTTACAATATTTGACAGTACTCTTACGGCACAGGGAATATTAGAAGATTATGAATCTTTAAGCTGGAATTTTAGGTATAGGGACATATCTGATTTCAAACTTATTATTAATAGATATAAAAATAATGTTGAGTATCTTATTAAAGGAAATGTTCTGGCTCTTTATGTAGCTGGATATTACAGGGCAGGGATTATTGAATCAATAGAAATTGGACTGACAAAAAAAGGGAAAATATCCGAGAATTATGTTATTACTGGTAGAGGTCTTAAGGGGTTACTTGCTGAGCGTATTGCTTTGCACAGCACTGCTGCTGGAACAGGATATGATAGCCAAAGTACTGTAGCATCTACAGTCATGAGACATTATGTAAATGTAAATTGTATGGATGCAACTAATGCTGATAGGAATTACCCACTTCTATTTTTAGAAGACCCTGACCCGGCGGCCGGAGGTAATATAAAATATGATGCAAGGTTCCAGTATATTTCTGAAATTATGAAAGAAATAAGTTTAGCATCTGGAATTGGTTGGGATATAGTTTTAGACCCTACAAATAAAAAAATGGTATTTACGATTATAGAAGGGGTGGATAGAAGTTGGGATAATGGAGTAAATTCTGCTGTTACTTTTTCGCCTAAATTTAGTAATATAAGATTAATTTCTTATCTTGATTCTAATATAGGTTCTAAAAATGTAGCTTATGTTGCAGGTCAAGGTGAGGCAAACGCTCGTGATGTTGATGAAGTTGCATATTTAGCTGCCGAATATACTGGTATGTTAAGGCGTGAAGTTCTTATTGATGCAAGGGATTTAGATGCTACTGATAAAATGCTCCAAAGAGGGAATGAAAGACTTGTAGAACTTGGCGAAGAAAAAGTATTTGAAATGGAAAATTTAAACGCAGGACCATTTAGTTATGGTGAAGATTTTTATTTAGGAGATATAGCCACAGCAAATTATCCAGATATAATAGAAGCAGATTTAAGGGTAATAGAATCCAGAATAGAAATTACTCCAAAAGAATTAATACAAAACAAATTAATTTTTGGAAAACAATTTCCAGATTTTCTTATTATAAATGAAAATAAAAATAAAAACTTTTATCCAGAAGTAAGAAGATAAAAAATATCAAGAAATATGTTATAATTAATAAAATTGGAGTGAAATAATGACAGAGAATAAAGTAATAGAAATTTTGGAAAAAAGATTATCAACCATAGATGGAGAAATTGCAAGAGCGGATAATAATGCTCGGATAGCGATGAATAATTCGAGGACTTTGAAAAAGTTTAAATTGGATTTAGTTAAAGCTATTAAAGTTTTACAACCTAATATGAAAGAAAGGAGATGATTTAATTGACAGTATATTCAAGATTTTTTGGTGGACCGGAAGGGGCTGTCCCTGCATATACCCAACCCCAATTTGCAGAAGTATTAGAAAAGATATTTTCAAATGGAGTTTTTACAGATGTTGTAAATGAACTCGAAGTAGTAGAATGTGACCCCGTTGCCTTAGCAGTTAGAGTTAATACGGGTGAGGCTTGGATTAATGGATTCTGGTGTCAGAACACCGCATATCTTACAAAATCACTTGGAGCAGCAGACCCTGATAATGATAGAATAGACAGAATTGTAAAGCGGCTTGATACTACGGTAAACTTCAAAATATCAATTGAGGTACTAGCAGGAACTCCGGGGGCAGTTCCGGTTGCACCTACCTTAACTCAAACAGCGTCAACTTGGGAAATAAGTTTGGCACAAGTTTTGGTAGAGGCAGCAGTTACGTCTATAACCAATGCAAAGATAACAGATGAAAGAACTTATGCAGCAATACCAGAAGCAGTTAATGCTGATACAGTTACAAATATTGCGGGGGCGTCCTTAAAAGCTAATGAAATAATTATAATGGCAAATGGCTTTAGTATTGATGGCTCAGATTGTGAACTTTCAGAAGAGGATGGGACAGCAGCAAAGTGCTATATAAAAAATCTGGCAGTGGCAAAAACAGAATGGTTTGATATGCCTAAATTTAGAGTGCCTGATAATTATGATGGCGGAGATATAGTAATAACTGTATGTTTCCGCAGTGCTGGTGCAGCAAAAACTCATTCACTTGGAATAAGGGCTGCTTCAGTAGCTACAGGTGAAGTGCATAATCCAGATACCGCAGTAGCTTTCCAACTTTATAATGCGGAAGCTTCTGACGCTGTTGCAGGAAAAACTAAAATTAAAACAGTAACCGTAACACAGGCTCATTCTTTATGGGTAGCTGAAGAAATATCGCATATAAAATTTGTAGTAGAAGACGATGCTGAATGTGACGCAGATGATACGTTGTTTGATTGGATAAGAATTTTATGGAATAAAGGATAGGTGATATAAATGGCTAGTCCATTAACAATATATCCA